TTGATCCTCGCCCGCTCTCCATGGGCTCTGGTGCAGAAAAAACGATTGCATCAATGGCCATTCGTTTGGCTTTGATTTCTGTCTCCTCGCTTCCAAAGCCTAGCTCGTTTTGGCTTGATGAGCCAGGAACGGCTCTTGATGCTGATCACATGGAGGGGTTTGTTAAACTTCTTCAAATGATTAAGGCGCAATTTGAAACTGTTTTTCTCATTACCCACCTCGAGTCTCTCAAGGATGTTGTTGATAAAACAATTGAAATTGATAAAGTAGATGGATATGCTCAGGTCAAGTTGTGACCTGAGTAACTACTTATAGGGAACAGGAGATTAAGAAATGAAACTTACAAAAGAAACCCTAGAGAAGATTATCAAAGAAGAGCTTGAGGCATTCTTGGCTGAGGGCATTGGAGGAATCGAAGGTCTAATTCGATTTATTCGAGATGTCAATGCTGATGAGCCAACGAAAGACGAAGCAATAGCTTCAGTTAGAGGCCTAGCTTCTCAGAGACCAATGACCTATGATGATGAGTGGGCTGAAGGAGAAGCAAAAAGAATGAGTCAGTCCAATCCTGAAGACTTTCTCACAGGCCTTATAAACTTGGCTCACAATGAAATGGAGCAATAACAATGTCAATTAAAGAAGATTTGGCCGAAAGACTTGCCGGCATTGACTGCAAGGAAAAGATTAAGGAAGTATTAGACAATAATAAAGACGAAATCAAAGAAGTTCTATACATCGAAAACAAAGACAAAGGAATTTTTGATGCCATTCAAGAAAGAATTGTGTCTCGAAAGCTTCTTGTGTTTGCTGTTTCTACTGGGCTACTTTATTGGGGTGCCGGTCTTGATGCCGACACTTGGGGCATGATCGCCATGACCTACATCGGCGGACAGACTGCTATTGATTTTGCTAAAGTGTGGAAGGGATGATGGACTGGTTAAAAAAACATTGGGAATGGGCTCTCGGGGGCTTTGCTGTGCTTGTCGCATTTCTTCTCGGTCGCAAAGGCAAAGGCGATGCTGAGAAGATGGTGGCCGATATCTCTGAGGTAAAAGAAAAGGAAGTCGCTGTAGTTGAAGAGCTCTCCGCTCAAGAAAAGCTCGAGAGAGCAAAGGCTCACAAAAAATATGTTGATTCAAGAATTGCTCTGCGAAAACAATATCGTGCGGCACAAAGTGAGCTTGAGAGGGAAACTGCACAGAGAAAACTTGAGCTACTTGAGTTAGCCAAAGAAGACCCAGACGAAATTGATAGATTGTTGCTAGAGGAGTTCAACATTGCGAGGATGAAATGATTTTATTTTTCACATCTCTCGCCCTTGCTCAGCCGATTATGACTCCCCTTTCCGAAGGGGAAGTTGCACCATTTGACGGTCGACTCTTTAATGACGAGGCGGTCGTCTCCATGCTCGCCATGAAAGATCACTTGGAAGATCAGTGTGACATTCAGTCTGCCCTAAACTACTCTCTGTCCTTAAGCGAGAAGCAACTTGAGATTGACCTTCTCCAAATAGAGAAAGAAACATTGGAGACAAAACACGAGCTTCTGATGGAAATCAAAGAACAAGAGCTCCAGACCCTGCGAAAACATGTCAACCCTCGAAGGACTTTGTGGGCCTTTCTTGGAGGTTTTGCCGTTGGAACGGGAGCATCCCTATTAACTTATTATGCAGTTCAAAAGATGACGGAGGTTAAATGAATAAGAAGAGCGAAGAATACATTGCAAAGCTTGAAAAAGCAATAGCCGAAAAGTATGGAGCAGAAACAATTAGGCACCCAAAGGCAGAATGGGATAGCGAAAAAGAAAACGAATATCTTAAAGAACTTAAGACGAATTACCGGCACACCGAAGAAGAACAAGAGAAAGAAGAGGTCAACGGGGTTTTAATATCAAAAGAACTACTTAGTAGAGAAACAAAACGATCTTGTCCAACTTGCAACACTTACTCATTTAAATCCGTAGACGACCTCTATATGACTAAATTTGACTGTTGCTTTGACTGTTACATTCAGTGGGTCGAGGGACGAGAAGAGCGTTGGAAGACAGGTTGGAGACCAAACAAATGAGTAAAGAAACATTAGAAATCATTCAAGGCCTTTCTCAGGCAGCTGCGAATGCTTATGACGGCGGACACATGGAAAACTATTCCCTCGATGGACAAGCTCGTCAGGTTGGACTTAAGCGAGAAGAAGGTATCCCCCTTCTTGATAAGCGAGTGATTGATGGGTTTAAGGTGAAGTTCTACGGTGATTCAATGGTCATCAACTATCAATCTGATGTGATGATGCGAGATCTTAAAGATAAAGGTTTCGAAAACGAAATCTTACGTGTCATCAACGAGGTTAAGAAGTTTCTTCAGAAAGAATATAAAGCTATCACCGGTAATTCAATAAGCCTTACAGCAAAAGGTGAGCCTCAAGTCATCGTTCAACAGACTTCAAATGTTCGCACATTCGTTCAGGCTTATCAGCACTACAAGATTGGCGGATTGAAAATGGATCCAATCCTTGATCCTTCGGTAGACACCACTCGCGACATTACAAAGAGGTTCTTGGAAATGGCAAAAGCAAAGAGGCCAGAGAATGAATCCATCAAAGCATCGGACAATCAAAAATGAAAATTACAAAAGAATCCCTAAAGCAAATCATCAAAGAAGAGCTTGAGGCGGTCATGGCCGAAGCCACAGGCAAGCGCCCGATGGTAATCGTAAACGACGAAAAAATGATGTTCACAGGAATCGGAGAGCAAAAACTTGGATTCGAATACATCTTTCCTCGCAACTTCAAGCCGGAGATCAAAAACAAAATTCTTTCTTATGCTGAAAGAAACAAGGATAAAGACCTTAATGATCCAATGATAATCAGAATCAAAGGAATTCCAAATCTCGCTCAATTCCTAGCAACACAGATTGACGGCGTGTCTGCCGAGGAGATTGCGGCTGCTGCTCTGAAGATTGCTTAGGGGGGCAAATGAGACTCACGAAACAAGAGATTGTCAAAGAAATCGTTAAGTGCGGCAAGGACCCTCAATATTTCATCGACAACTACTGTAAGATCTCCCACCCTCTTAAGGGACAGATCCCATTTAAAACATTCGACTATCAGCGAGACCTACTTAAGGACTTCAACGACTACCGCTTCAACGTCATCCTAAAAGCACGGCAGTTGGGAATCTCAACCATTTCTGCTGGTTACATCGCTTGGTTCATGCTGTTCCACCGAGAAAAGAATGTCCTCGTTATCGCAACGAAACTATCTACGGCAACAAACCTCGTGAAGAAGGTGAAGATGATTTTCAAGAACCTTCCGAAGTGGTTGCTTATCGCAAAGATTTCCGTCGACAACCGGCAGTCATT